GTCAACCCGGGACACGTGGGAATCGAACCCACGCAGCGACATCCCGTTACATCAGGACCACCTGATGGAGCAACATTCGGCGAATGCTGAATTCATACGCACGTAGCTTGTACGTCCAAACCACAAGCGGAGCGGCGGAGGATATTTCTCAGAGAGAAAACGCCTCACAGACCGAGCCTCGCGACTCGACCCTCCCGCTCATCCACACGCTATAGACCCCAACCACGAACGCCTTTAAAACGGCTGATGGACCGGCTCTTCCAGGGTATTTAGTCCCTTGGCCTTAACATCCACATAAACAGCCTCGGCGGACAGGGCAGTCGGCACGATCTACGCCGTATGATTGACAAAAACTACCTGCAACCTCTTCGGCAGCAGGTCTGCTTCCACCCAAATCATCCTACCCCTTGCTCTCCTAACCCGCCCAAACAAGGACGAGTTCCGTCGAAGATTCACCCAGCGCCACGTGGCCGCCCGACTGAACGAACAAGGGCCGGGCCTCCCCTCTCGCTTACGCTCGAGACAAGACCGACAGCCCAACATACGGCGTACCTTCGCCGAAGCTAGGGTACCTAATCCGTATGGCGTCCGCCCTCGTCGGATTTCCTCCATCTTGCTGTCCTCCTCGACGGAGGATGGGGAGAAGGAACCGTGCCAGGCATGGTCAATGCAAGCATCAATCCACGCCTGCTCCCACTTGTCCTGGTCAGGGACAAGGTGCCTGGGTACACGCTTCCAACCTGAGGGGACCGGCGTGTCCAACACCGGTAAAGGAGGTTCATCTACTTGTTCAAGGTAGAATAACTCCCTATACCACAGTCCTACGGACCGGAGCATCCCCTCATCCACAGCTAACCCTAACCCCCGTGTGGCAGACCTGCGACTCGCATGAATCGCTTTCTGATTATGGCGGAGAAAAGCGAGCCGAACAAGCTCTCTCCTCCTACCTCCATAACCAGCGCTCGCTGAATAAAATCGCCCTTCCAGCGAGCAGATCTGTTCGGATAGCGTCCCTCGGGGGAATAGCGCGGACGAACGCACATACCCCACATGCCGGGCTCCACCTGGACAAGACCAAAATGGAGCCGAGTTTAAGGTAAACGCACGGCTATGAACCATGGTCTTCCCTACACTCAGACGCAATCCCCCTTTTGCCACATTACGCTCCCACTGAGCAACCTCAGCAGGCGTCGCACGAAAAACGATATCGTCGCCATTGATTCGGACTGGAACCGGTCTACGAATCGAATACCGAAACGTAATGTAGTTTATAAGGCACAACAAGGGAAAAGAAGTTAGCTGGCCCATGAGCTGCCCTCGCGCTTGAGTACCAAGCACTTGGCCTGATTTCGAATCGGCTAGAACAGACCGATAAATCAGTTTCGCGTGTTCGCGGATACCTGTAGGTACAGTATCCGATCGCTCAAGCAGCTCATCCAAGATCGCCAATTGGAGATCCGAGTTAAGATTGTCAGTAGCGCTTTCGTAATCGCCACTCACAAAGACTTCGCCGTCCACAGGGACAAAGTCTTTGAATCGACTCGGCTTTGCATCTCCTCTCAACAACCAAGGATACCGGGCAAGGTGCGAGTACATGGCTTTGTGAAGCGGCCGCAATGCATTATCTACCAGAGGAGGTATGGTAATGATCCGCCACTTCCCACCCGTTTCTATCGCCATTACTCTAGAAGCCCCGCGGCTCCTGGGCGTATGTGCCTTAAGCACATACTCGCAGAAATCACGCCGTTGCCAGCGATCAGCTTCCTGCAGAGTAGGTATCTTGGAACCACGAAAGTGGTTAACCGCAACCTCCGTCCATCCCCTTGAGCCACCTTCCCTCCTCCCGGCCTCCGCACAGGAGGTCAGGGGAAGGGAACTTGTCAAGCAGAAATCTTGATACTTCCTATCCCAACCCTGCGGAAATAACTTCCGCGTCAAGCGCCTCGCAAAGTCAAGGAACTTGGGATCAGGTGCATCACTTGGTGTGCAAAGAGTATCAACATAACTCTCGACCCGAGGCTTCTCCTTTGGAATCCTTTTCCTAAAGAGAAACAAGGAATGCGCAATCCCGAACCTGGATTGCGCAGAGAGGCGTTTCACCGCGCCTCTCCACGGATGATTAACGTCGCGGCAAATTAACCCCTCACAGAACTTAGAGAGTTCCTTGAGGTCTTTGACTTGAGGACGTTGTAAGATAAGACCGTACATCTTTTCTAACAACTCCACAAACGAGTCAAAGTCACTCGCGACGTGTGTACACAAACCTGCTAAACGACTCGACGTCGAATTAGAAGCAGGGACCCCTATGGTTGTCATACGATATGCTGACAATCACGCTTCTGGCTGCGTACAACCAGAATAGACCA